GTAAACAGACACGCTAAGTCAATAGACTTTCTCTCTGCACCGGAAAAGTTAAAATATGAGCAGACCTTGTTCTTTTCGTTTAAAATTTCTTCTTCAAAGTACTCATTAAAGATGCAAATAGAATTTGAATCCAGTCTTTTAAGATAGTGTAATAGCTTACTATTTAAAAGGTCGAGTAGCTTATTTACAATATAAGACTTTACCCCCTCTTCAGAAACAACATATTTAACAATATCTAACTTAGCTAATGTTTTCCTATACTTCTTTACTTTCTTTTCTAATTGATCTACACGTTGTTTAGTGTCTATAATAAGCGAGTCAAAATCAGTTTCTATAGATTCAATAACCTGTAAATCGTCTTTAAGTTCCTTTTGCCACTCATCTAACTGGTCGACCCGTTGTGTAATATTGTTTTTATTTTGTTCTTGTAATCTAGCTTCAGATAATTTATTTTGACAATCGTATATTACGTTTTGAAATTTATATTTCCTCTCTTTTAAAGTTTTTAATCCCTCGGAAAGAGATTTAATATGTTCTACTGCTTCGTGAATACTGTCTTTAAGTTTTTCTTTTTCTTTTGCTATAAGATCTGAATCATGCTCTTTAATACTTCTAAGACACACGGGGCACTTCTCTTTATCCGTACCCATTTTCTTATAATTTTCTTTTCTTGTAGATGCTAATGCTTTATTACGAGCTACTGCCTCTAAATTTGTTTCAATCTTTATATCTTGATCCTTTAACCCTTCCTCTAAAGCAGATATTTGATTTTTAATTTTACGTACGTTTATTTCTTTAACTTCTTCAAGTTCCTTTTCGAGCTTTTCTTTTTCTTCGGTATTATTGTCTTGTCGTGTGAGATATTTTTCTTTCTTTTCTTTTCTTGTTTGAAGTATTCGTTGTTTTTGGTCTTCGTAATTATTATAAGCCTTTTTTATCTCTTCTAATTTAGTTAACTGAGTATCATGTTCACGTGATATGTCATTATACTCATTACGTAAAGCAGTAAGCATAGTACTAAAGACCTCCATCCCAAAAATGTCTTCGATAAACTTTCGTTTTTCGATTTTATTTTTAGCCATAAAAGGAACCGCATTGTTAACTGTCATAATAACACAGTTTTGAAAGATAGAAGGTGAAGCGCTTAATACACGATTAATATATGCGGTAGTATTTTTAATACTATCTCTAGTTCTATCAACCCCGTCTTTAAAAATAAAGACCTTTGATGGGGATAAGGTGCGAATTATCTTGTAATTACTCTTACCCTTTGGTGAGTCGAGCTGAAAATCTAACTCAACGTGTGTTTTACCATTTGTAAGATTATTTGGTATGAGATCTTTTTTAAGTTCACGTAATGTCTCCCCGAAAATAGCAAAGTATAGAGCATCAGCTATAGTACTCTTACCAATGGCGTTTCTACGATCAGGTTTATCTTTATTTTTACCCGTAATAACATGAAGACCTTTGGTAAACTCAACAGTTACTGGTTCTTCACCTACAGATAAAAAATTTACTATACTAAGTTTCTTAAAGTTTACTTTTTTCATATAAACCAAGAGTGTATTTTATTATCTCCTTTTTATTTTTAATTTCAAGGAGATTTACAAACTCTTCTATTGCTCGGGGTATGTCAATCCCAGAAAGGTCTTCCTTATTATCTGTATCATCAATTAACCGGTTAAAGTTTATGTCATAATCAACAGTTAAAACTTCAGGTTTAAGCAATGTCAATTTTTTAAGAAGTATATCCATATCGGCTTGTGATATATTCATATCAACTTTAAGTCTAATAATATTACCAACAAATAGGTTAATGATTTTTTTTGTTATTTTACCTTCTCTAACTAACTCACCGAGAGATATTTTTTTATAGTTGGGTGATACATTATTTGGAGTAAAATCATATTGCAGAGTATCTAAATCTAGGATGTAATAGCCTTTTTGGTTACCAGTATCACCAAAATCCATATGAAACGGGTTACCTACATATAAGATAGTTCCTCTTCCGAACTTCTTTTCATGTCTTGTATGAAAATGACCAGATATTACTAATGGGCTTTTTTCGAGGAGCTCTTTAACCTTGATACCTTCTTCACATACTTTATAAGAATTCATTTTGAAAGTTTCTATCTCAAAATGACCAAAGATTACATCACTCTCTGGTATTTCTTTAATACTTGTGTTCCAGGGACAAAAGGTAATAGTGCGGTCGAAGGCTTCAATCGTGTCAAAACTGTCTAATATGGTTACGTTTTTACGCTTTTTGAATATTGATAGTGAATTAACATCGGTTCTATGCTTATAGTAAATGTCATGGTTACCTGTAATGGCAATTACATTAAACCCAGCAAGTATATCAAATATATCTGCAGATATCTGCAGCGTATTAACTGATATCTCACTTCTATTGTGATGCCAGTCACCGCAAAAGATTATATCTTTGATATTTTTTCGTTTACACTCTTCTTTAAACCAGTGCGCCCACTCGATGGCATAATTGTGCCAGTCGGAACTATTCGAATGAACGCCAAGGTGAAGATCTGAAAAAATAGCAACTCTAGGCTTACTAATCTTCAAAAGAATTTTCTTCGTCAGGTGGTTTTACGTATACATGGCCGTGCGTATTGTCGGGATTGGACATATAATCTTCATATACTTGTTCTCTATACTTTGTAATAGCTTCATGATGCTTCTTTTCTTTTTTAATACGATTAATAAACGCATGATATGCTATGGTTGTAAAGTAAGAAAAGGGGTTTGTCGCTTTCGAGAAGTCAAATTTTTTATGTTTTAAAGCAGAATACATTTTTATAAGAGCATCACCTATCATATCGTCTTTGTATGTATAATTGATAAAAGATGCGTTATAGCTTAGACCATAGGCAATTTTTTTAATGTTTTCAGCTAAGTCGTCTGTAAGAATATCAGAATCATAATACTTTCTTAGTGATGCTTTAAAGACTTTAGGTTCTATATAATATATTTTTTTCTCTTTTGGTTTTTCCTCTTTTCCGGCCATTACCTTATTATTATATAATGTTATTATTGTTTTTCAACAATGTTAGTTTCAGTATACTTTATCTTCTCAGTATCATAAATTTCTTTTCTCTTTTCACAATGACGTATACCATATCTTAACCTATCACACACATCAAATATAATTAATTTAGATTTTAGGTTATGTTTCCTTAATCCACGGCCAATTGACTGGACGGTACGTATAAAGGACTTACCTCCAGACGCAAAAATAATATTATGTAAGTTTTTAATGTTAATCCCGGTGGAAAAGATGGCACTTATAGCGATACACACAACATTTGTGTCGGTTTCCATTATTTTCTTGATCTTCTCCCGTTCTTCAACCTCTACCTCGCCTCTAATGAAGTAAATCTGCTTAGTTGTTAGGGTATCTAGGTACACTTTTAGTAATTCTCCGTGTTTAATATGATTAACCAAAATTAACGTATTGTTATCTAGCTTCCCGCATAGTTTTGCCAAAAACTTGTTTCTAAAATCACTTTCATATATAAAATCTAACTCTTCTCGATAAGCATCATCGGAATTATACCGTGGACCTCTAATATACTGTAAATTTAACACCTTTACATGTACATTAGCTAGATAATCCTCCATTCTAAGCTCATAACTCGACTTTTCATATATAACTGGGCCGAATTTACCAATAATAGACCACTTATCCAAGTTATTTTCAGGTAATGTACCGGTAAACCCATATTTGTTTGGTGTTCTTATTCTAGATACAATCTTACTAATCTTATTAGATGCTTTTATCTTATGACACTCATCAACAATAAACAGGTCAATGTGTTTTAACCAATCATTCTCTTCAAACCGGCTTTGAACGATACCAATATTACAAATTATGACGTTGGCAGTAAGATCTGGCTTGGTTTTGCCCGTCCATTTAGTCAATTTAAAGCTAATTCCACAATTTAAGAACTCATCATATGTTTGGGTCACTAGGCCTAGGTCAGGTACTAACACAACACACTTAAAAGTGTCTTTATCTGGACTGTTTCGAAAATAATTTTCAATAAGTGCTGCAGTCGTGAACGTTTTTCCGGCGCCTGTACCTAAAACACACGTACCTCTCCCTAGTTTAAGTGCCTTTTTAATTACATCCTCTTGATATTCCCTTAAATCAAGCGTAAACTCTTTAAACAAGTCAATATCACTACCTACTTTTAATACTTTTTGTAGTTTATCGGTTATTTCTATATCAACTGTTACTTGTTCTCTTATAAGATACTGTCTTATCTCCCAATATAGGCCGACTTCACATGCTCCTGTACCTGTAATTGCATATTTTCTTCTTGCTGCGAAGCGGCCTCTATACCTGGCAAAGCGTGCTCCTTCGTTTTCTACACTAAAGTGTTCTCTTATTTGATCAAATAGGTCTTGATCATCAGTTCTAAGCTGAATCTTGCGATTACTTGTGTTATAACCAAAGGTCAACATTAGAGCTGCTCCATTTTATTGATATCAATAATGTTTTTTATATCCCAGTGCATATTACCGAGTATTTTTTCAACCTTTTCAAGATATTCGATGATAGCGTCTTGTTCAGCAATGCCTTTGTTAAGAGAGTCTATTGATTCATGTCTTTCAGCTGCAGATTCAGCTGCTGACTGACTTATTCTTACCGGTGAATCGGTAATTACCTTCTTTACAAGCTCTTTTTTAATTTTTTTCTTGTCTCCAATAAGAGAATTGCGTTTAATTTTAGCTTCCATGAGTCTTGCAACCCAAAAATGCTTACGAGCCGGGAGTCTCATTTGTGCTTCTTTAAGATTAAAGTCATCGAGTACTAGATCTTGTCCAATCTCGTTAATATATTTCCTTAGCAATTCCATCTATATATTATAAATATAATTATAATGGAATCAACCGGTAGATTTGAGAAGAAGTTCTTTAAATTGCTAGAAAATATGACTGCTGGTGGTGCTGATAGTGCTTTCGGCGATGGTCCTTCTGTCTCTGGTATATACCATCCTCCTCATACTATTAGTTCTAACGATAAGGCATATGCTCCGGACGACAGTCGCTTGGTAACGCCTATGGGTAAGGTACAGACACGTAAAGGTACTGCCGGGAAGCGCTCAAAGAGAAAATGTGCTAAGAAGAAAAACTCTAAGCGTAAGAATTTATATTTAACTGGAGAAGAAGGTGAGGAATCAAAAGCTAATGAACCAAAAGGTCTAAACACTAGCTGGGAAGATGGTGATATAAAAATTACTATTAAAGAAGTTCTTAAATATCTAGACAAGAAAAAGGTACCTGTAAAGGAGGAAAGCACTGATAAATTAAAGGCTATCATAATAGCTGATGATAGAGACCCTGAAAGAGTAAAAGCGGCAAATTTAGAGCATGCTGTAATTGTAGTAGTAGATATGGAAGGTAACTGGAAAAGTATTTTAGATGGTAATCATAGGGTAGACAAGGCTACTAATTCAAAATACGAAAGTCTACCGGATGTTGCCGACCGCATTAAGGCAGGCACGCACGATACCTTACCGGTACG